TGGTACAGAGTTGATTGATACTGCATATCCGGGGACCGTCGCAACTGTTTCTATAAATGAAAAACTAGAAGCCACTTCTGGAAGCAAAACAAGAACGGTAACCCCTTCATACACAACTGGCAACTCTATGATTGCAGTGGCGTTGAAATAACTATGAAAATACTCTTAGCAGTCAGCAACGAATTCTTGGTACGAAGATTTAGAAGTCACGGGAGAAGAATAAATAAATTCAATGTTTCTTTTAAAACAACTTATAGGAGCTGGATTTGACGTATCATCTGTATCTGATGCGAGTCTCGACTCAGATGTTTTGTTATAATATTAAAAATGAATATGAGAAAACTCACTATATTATTTTCTCTGATGTTTGCGTCAATCGCCTACACCCAAGAGATCAATCTAACATGGAACGATAACTCGGACAACGAGGATGGTTTTGTTATTGAGAGAGGAACTGATAATACGACCTTCAATCAAATAGCAACGGTCGGTGAAAACATCAACTACTACACTGATACTGATATCACTCTTGGTCAAACATACTATTATCGCGTCTATGCGTATAATGAATTTGGAAATTCTTCATATACCAATACAGCGTCGATTTATGCTGGAGTTCCTGAAGCACCTTCAAATCTACGAAGAGGATTACCTGAAACTATGTCTCGTATCTTTAGGGGGATATTTCGAAAAAATCTCAAGGGAGAGTTTAGTAGTTCATAATAGTATAAATAGAGAATATGGCAACACCAGCAACACGACAACAACACATTGACTATTGTCTTAGGGCGTTAGGTCATCCCGTGATTGAGATCAATGTGGATGATGATCAGCTCGAAGATCGAGTCGATGAATCACTTCAATTTTACCAAGAGTATCACAGTGATGCGGTTGTTCGTAACTTGCGAAAACATGTTCTCACACAGACCGATAAAGATAATGGTTATATCGAAATACCAAACTCATCCAATATCTTTACGATCAATAATGTCTTTACGATCACAACTTCTCAATCATCGACAAGCATTTTCTCGGTAGATTATCAAATTCACTTTAACGACATCTTCGATCTTGGTGGACCCTATGGTGGAATTTTGAACTATGAGATGACAAAACAATATATGTCTCTTGTGGATCGTAATATCAATGGAATGTATGAGATGATCGAGTATTCTCGTCATAAGAATCGTGTAAATTTCCATGCCAATGTTCTGAAGGATTTGGATGTTGGACAATATGTGATTTTTGATGGATACGAAGCTATCGACCCCGATACATACACCGATGTGTGGAATGACATGTTTCTCAAAAAGTACACAACCGTTCTCTTTAAGAAACAGTGGGGACTCAATCTCATTAAGTTCGAAGGTATGCAACTTCCGGGCGGAGTGACTTTCAATGGAAGACAGATCTTTGACGACGCAAATACCGAGATCGAAAAAATCGAGGAACAGATGCAGTTAAGATACGAAGCTCCTCCACACTTCTTTGTAGGATAATATGTCTCCTCGTAACGTATATTTTAGTCACGGTACCACAGCCGAAAAGCGTCTCTATGAAGATATTATCATAGAGTCTTTGAGAATCTATGGACATGACGTATACTATATTCCTCGTAAGATAGTCAACACAAACGCAATCTTCAATGAGGATGCATTGTCGGAGTTTGGTGACTCCTATATGATTGAAGCGTATGTTGAGAATATTGATGGATTTGCGGGCGATGGTGATCTCTTAAGTAAGTTTGGTGTCGAAGTACGAGATCAAATGAATCTCATTGTTTCGGATCGACGTTGGCAGGATCTCATTGGAAGATTTCAAACCGACGATTCCTCCGCACTTCGCCCCAAAGAGGGAGATCTTATCTACTTTCCAACTGCGAATGGTCTCTTTGAGATCACCTTTGTTGAAGACGAAACACCGTTCTATCAATTACAAAATCTTCCGACATTTAAACTTACATGTGAACTCTTTGAGTACAACAATCAGGCAATTGACACAGGTGTCGATGCGATTGATAAGTTTGAAACTGAGTTTGCAACTAGAACGAAGCTCACCTTGGGTGCTGGATCGGGTACGTACAACATTGGAGAAGATGTTACTCAGGGTCTTGGAGATAAGAGTCCACAAACAGTTATCACAGCCGAAGTTGCGGCAGACAGTGATTCTCCGGCAGATGGATCGGGTTATGTTGTTGTTTCGAGCATTACCACATCCTTTGACTCACCGGAACGAAGCACAACTCAGTTCTCAATAACCAGCGGAAGTGTTGGAAATCTTGTGGGAGCAGAGTCAGGCGCCTCTTATGCAATCACCTCAATTGATGGATTCACTACAATTGATGATAACGATTCCGACGCACAGAACGTAGACTTTGAAACGATTGGAAACAATTTTATTGATTTTACGGAAACCAATCCCTTCGGCGAAATCAACATAACGACTTAAGATGCTCAACGGACAATACTTTTACAATCAGACCATGAAGAAGGCGGTTGCCGTCTTCGGAACGATCTTCAACAATATTAAGATTGTTCGACAGGGTGGTAGTATGGAAAGAGTTCCTTTGTCGTATGGACCAAAGGCAAAGTTCCTTGCTCGCATTAATGCCGAAAGAGATCAAGCCGAAAAGAGAAGTATTGCAATTAAACTTCCAAGAATGGCGTTTGAGATTACTTCGATCTCCTATGATACGACCGCAAAACTCAATCGAATGAATAAGAGATTCTTTCCGATTGATGGAAGCAGCGTCAAAAAGAATACCGTAATGCAAAGTGTTCCCTATAAATTGGGAATACAGTTGAATATCCTTGCAACAAACCAAGACGACGCTCTACAGATCTTTGAACAAATTCTTCCCTCTTTCACACCCGAATACACCATTGCGATAAAGAACATGGAAGGGCCGGACACCTCAACCGATGTGCCGATTGTTTTGACTGGTGTTTCTTTTTCGGATGAGTACGAAGGATCTTTTGAGACTCGAAGAACTTTAATTTATACGCTTGACTTTGATATGCGTGTTCGATTTGCCGGAACAACATCCGAAGGTAAAATCATTCGCATCGTCGATACTTACTATTACAGTAAGTTATTGGATACTGACGATAGTCCAACGATTAAGACCTCGAATCCGGTCGGAGAAGAGAATGTTCGAGTCGTGGCGGATGACGATGGATCTCCATTCGATAGTTTGGATAGTCCATTGGATATAACAACAACATTTGGTTTTGATTATGCCTCACCGTGATAAAAATGAGATTGTTGCTGCTTTAGAAAAAAACCTTCCGGTAGTTCCAAAAAAGATCAAATCAAACGTTGATCAGGGACAGATCAATAATGACACCGAGAATGATGTCGAGTATTCTCGGCAAAAGATGAAGGAACTGATCGATATGAGTTCCGAAGCCATTCAGAATATGATGGCACTTGCTTCTGAAACCGAACATCCTCGAGCGTTTGAAGTTCTTTCGAACATGATTAAACAGGCATCCGAGATGTCACAGGATCTTGTTAAACTTCAAAAGACACGTAAGGAAATCACACAATCCAAAGAAGAAACAAAGGGTGCTACCACAAATAATGCGATCTTTGTAGGCTCAACAAACGAGTTACAGAAGTTTTTGAAAAACCGTGATAATGATGAATGAAGTAGGCGGATACCTTGGTAACGCACTAGTAAAGAGAGACGGACTTCCACAAGATTATACTCAAGAGCAAGTCGATGAGTATATCAAGTGTATGAATGATCCGATCTACTTTGCGGAGAACTACGTAAAGGTTATTACCTTAGATAAAGGATTGCAACCATTCAAGCCCTATCCTTATCAGTGTAAAATGTTTGAACAGTTCAACGAGAATCGATTCAATCTTGTTCTGGCCTGTCGTCAATCCGGTAAGTCGATCTCTTGTGTGGTTTACATTCTTTGGTACGCGATCTTCAACGCAGATAAGACCATTGCGATTTTGGCGAATAAAGGTTCGACTGCTCGTGAAATGTTGTCGCGTGTTACACTCGCACTTGAAAATCTTCCATACTTTCTTCAACCCGGCTGTAAGGCATTGAATAAAGGATCGTTGGAGTTCTCAAATAACTCGCGAATCATTGCCGCCGCAACATCTGGTAGTTCGATACGTGGTCTCTCGGTTAATCTTCTCTTTCTTGACGAGTTTGCCTTTGTGGAGAACGCAAATACTTTTTACACTTCGACCTATCCGGTTATCTCATCTGGTAAGGAAAGTAAGGTAATTATCACCTCAACGCAGAATGGAACGGGTACACTCTTCTATCGATTACTTGAAGGAGCAATGCAAGGAACAAATGAGTTTCAAGCATTTCGAGTCGATTGGTGGGATGTGCCGGGTCGAGACGAGGAATGGAAAAGACAAACCATTGCCAATACGAGCGAAGAACAGTTTCGACAGGAGTACGGAAACGAGGCAATTGGATCTTCGAATACTTTGATCTCCGCAAATGCTCTTCTTGGTTTAAAGAACGAGAATCCTCAACAAGTCTATCAGGATACAAAGATTTATCGCAAGGTAAAAGAAGGTCATCACTATTTGATAATGGTCGATGTTTCAAAGGGAAGAGGCCAAGACTACTCGACTTTTAATGTGATTGATATCACCAATGGAGAGTTTGAGCAGGTTGCGACATATCGTGACAATATGATCTCTCCTTTGATCTTTCCGGATATCATTATTAAGATCGCAAAGATGTATAACGAAGCGATGATTCTCATTGAGAATAATGATGCGGGCCAAGTTGTTTGCAATACGGTATATTACGAGTATGAGTACGAGAACACCTTTGTGGAATCGTCGATCAAACGAGGTGGTATTGGTGTTACAATGACGAAGAGAGTCAAACGAATTGGATGCTCAAACCTCAAAGACTTGATCGAATTGAATAAGTTAAAAATTCATGATGGTGAAACCATTCGCGAACTTGCGTCATTTGAAGTCAAAGGATCCAGTTTTCAGGCAGCTCAGGGAAATCACGATGATCTCGTAATGAATCTTGTTCTCTTTGCATGGTTTGTTTCTTCGGATGCCTTCGGAAACATCAGCGATATCAATCTCAAGGATGTCCTATTCAATCAAAAGATGCAAGAGATTGAGGATGATATTCCGCCCTTTGGTGTGATTGATGACGGAACTTCTTATGGAAATACGGCATACGATAAAATGATTGAAGCACAAAAGGCCTGGAAGTCTCTCTAAAACCTAGTATTTATAAATAGTCTTATGAAAAAACATCTTGTTATGCTTAACACTTATCATTCAATTCAAATAACTGAAAGGAAAAACGCATGGGATTTTTAGTATCACCTGGCGTCGATGTCAACGAGATTGACTTGACGAACGTGATCCCGGCAGTATCAACTTCGATAGGCGGTATCGTTGGTCACTTCAAATGGGGCCCCGTTGAAGAAGTTGTTAGTGTTGGATCCGAAAAAGAGTTGGTTGCCAATTTTGGCGAACCAGACAACAATACATACAAGCAGTGGTTTCAAGCCGCAGCTTTTTTACAATACGGAAACGCATTAAACGTCTATCGGTATGATGTGGGATTGTCTAGTGGGGCAAAAAATGCAACATGGGCTGGAAATCGAGATCTCAACATTAAAAATAAAACAGATTTTGAAGCTAGTTATTCTGGTATAGCTTGGGAAGATTCTCCTTTAGATTCTCCCGATCTTCCAAATTATTTCGCGGCAAAATATCCTGGCGCTCTTGGAAATTCTATTCAAGTAGCAGTCATTACCAATAATAATTTTAGCGGACACGATCAAGCCGGATTTTTCAATGGTCTGCCTGGAGGAGATAGTTCTCCCGAAGACGACACATTGATTCATATCGCTGTGATTGATAAAGATGGAAAAATTAGTGGTACTGCCGGAACTGTTTTAGAAACATACTCAAGCGTTAGTGTGACAACTACTGCTAAATCTGATGATGGTACAAACAATTACTATGTTGATGTAATCAATGAACGGTCCGCTTGGATCTGGGCAAATAGTGTAGAAAAAATTACTGGAACAGAATCAACCGCTGATTTGAACGCCACCTTTGCTGGTGGAGCAGATGGAACAGCTCCTTCTACTGCTAATCTACAAGCTGTATACACGACTGCTTTTGGAGACGCCGAAACATTGGATGTCAACATTCTGATTGCACCAACCGGAGTTGATTCAACAGAGATTGGATATGCTGCTGCAAATGCAGTATTCGCTGTTGCGGCTTCTCGTAAGGATTGTGTTGCAGTTGCTTCTCCTCCTACTACGGGTACAGGTGGAACCGCACTTCAAGCACTTGCTTCGACTGCCGTAACAAACGCTAAAAATTGGGCAGCTGGAATTACTTCAAGTTCTTATGGAATTCTATCGTCTACCGCAGTGTACGTTTACGACAAGTACAACGATGTTTATCGTTGGATTGGTTCGGCTGGTCACGTTGCAGGTCTTCTTGCTAACGTTGATGATGTCGCAGAACCTTGGTTCTCGCCGGCCGGATACAATCGTGGTCAATTGCGTGGAGTTGTAAAACTTGGATACAATCCAACTTCATCTCAACGTGATGACCTATATAAGGCTCGTGTCAATCCTCTTGTATCTTTCCCCGGCCAAGGAACTCTCCTTTTCGGTGATAAGACTGCACAGAGTAAACCAAGCGCCTTTGATCGTATCAACGTTCGCCGTTTGTTTATCGTATTGGAAAAGGCAATCTCTACTGCTTCCAAGTATCAGTTATTCGAA